AATATACTTGACGGTATTACCTAAACAGAATCCTAAGTTCCAGGCTTCAATAACTTTTATGGCTTCGTATGGATTATCTTTTCCTCCGTAATGGTTTGGGTGGTTTACTAGTTCCTTCTTTTGACTTGGTTCGTCAATAGTAAACATGGCTTCTCTTTGGTTCATAATAACATTTTTATATAACTATAATATAAGAAAAAAGGCCTGTAAAAACAAGCCTTATTTAATTTATTTTATAAATAGAAAGAGTGAAGTTGCTATTCCTATAAAGGTTCCCACCTTGTATAAGAATGTTTTGTTCCTCTGTCCTTTTAATTCTTTCTTTAGATCATCAGCCATACCTTTATATTCTCCAATTTGAACATCTTTCTGACCAATAATGAATTGATTGTTTTTATCTTTAACAGTTAGAAAATTAATAATAGTATCTTTCTCTACTTCTCTTTCCTGTAATTTAATTACTTTGTCTTGAGTAAGTTTTAATTCCTGTTTACATCCATCATAACGAATTAAATCTTTTGCTGCTAGTCTTACTACCTTAGTTGGTAGTGTTACCTTGGTTGTATCGGTTTGTGAAAAAGAATTCAAGCTCAGCGTTAGAAAACTTATCAACAGTATTAATTTTTTCATCTGTTTGTTTTTTTACAATTGTTATGGTATTATCTATGTGATGTATTTCTTTTGTAATAGAAATTATATTTTCTTTTACTGAATCGATTTTAACATCGATTTGTTTATTAATTACTTGTGCTGAATCTATTTTGGTTTGGACCGAATCTATTCTAGCTTCATATCCTTTAACATCAGTTCTAATACTGTTTGTAGTAAATATATTGTAACCAATTAATACAATTACTATAACCAATAATAAGTTTTGCTTATTTTGTAACATCTCTATCTCCTTTATGTTTATCTAACTTATCTAAGATTTGAGTTAGTAATTCGTTTTTTACTACACCTACCATTGAGGCATTTTTTAAAATAGAAATTAACTGGAACACTAGGAAGGGAGCCATAATAGTCTCACTTAACCAACCTGTTCCAGTAAATCCTTTTTCTATTGTTAATATAGCTGAAAGCATTACTATCCAGAATATGAAAGTTTTTAGGACGCTTAATGCTTTATATGTTCTGAATCCTTCTCTTTTAACTCCAGCCCATACACCAAAGAACCCGTCAGCAAATATTACAAATGCTACTGAAAGGTATTGTTCGATGTTTTCTGCTGTTAGATTCATAAAGTATGAACCTATAAATGCGCATGCTGTTGTCAATGATAATGTAATTAAAAGTGAAGTTTTCATCTTATATTTTACTATTTAACGTATTCGTAGTACTTTTTAGTTTTCTGATTTCTGTCTTCTAACCCGTGAGTACCACCGTTAATTCTTTTTGTAAGAGCTAATATAGCTGCATCATTAATTCCTTTGTCGCATATCTCCCACAATTTATTTTTGTCAAAGAAGAACATTGCTGATTCAAAAGAATAAGTCGTTGCTACTAGATCTGGATTAGTCATAATTTCTGGTTTGTTTAAGTACTTAGCAAATGCTGCGTAGTTATCTTTACCAGTTAATTGAAGAGCACCTCTTCCTCTAAATTTAAAACCGTCTCCTGATTTCTCATCTCCGTTACCCATTCTTGATGCGTAAACTCTATTGGCAATCTTTTCAGGATTTCTAGCATAAGACTCTTCTAAGTTACCTGGAAAGTATTTTCCAAAGATGCCTTGAAGTCCTTGTGCTGAATAGTTTAAGTTTTCAGAGAATGCTTTAAATCCTCCTGATTCGTGTGACGTTTGAGCAAAGAAATGTGCTGCTCTTACAGGAGTTAATTTGTAAAACTCCATTGCTTTTTTCATTGTTCCAGGACCAAAAGCACCATCTGCTGTTACTCCGATCTTTTCTTGTAAACTCTTTAAGCTCATAATCTAATTTCTATTCTTCGTTATTTGATTTGTTTCCGTTTTTCATTGCTGCAAATTTTTCTAATACATCTGGAAGGAATGAACCTAATGTGATGTACATAAATGCATCAAAGATGTACTCGTTTAATTCTAATGCTTTACCCATGTAACCTGTTACAAGGTCTACTACAATAGCTCCTACCATTACTGTGAATGATAAAAACCCAATTATAACTTTTTCGTTATAATCATTTGATTTTTTAAAGATACTGAAAAATCCCATAAAATATTTTTTAAGTTAGTTAGTATATAACCAATTAATAATAACAAAATTTTATAGTAACTCTTTGATATAAATAGCACAAAAAAAAGAGGCCGAATGGCCTCTTGAGATGTTTTAGTAGAGTCTGCTTTACTCTCCTATGTTCATATGCTTTAATTCCTTTGGAAGGAACTCAGTGTTGACATGGCCGCAGGCCTTGCACGCAAATACCGGAATAGGCATGTAGGTTGTTTGTCCTGTTCCTGTAAGGATTCCACTTGCCTTTCTAATGTGAAGGGCTTCTTCAAAAAATGTATGGTTACATTTCTCGCATTCTACCGGCAGGGTTTGGTCAATCGATAGATTCATTCTTGGTTGTTGTTCCATTGTTCTTGTTTTTCTTTACCACATAACTCGTCTACCTTTACCTCCTCACCTGCAATTTGAAAGACAGTGGCCGGGGTAAGGTTTGGACCTTTTTTGCATATGTCTGTTGCTCTTTCTAAAAGAGTTCTTATATTACCGGCACAATCTGAAGCACGAAGTATCTCTACGATGGTCATAGTACTTTTCTGATGTGTTGTAGTGGTAAACGTTCTACCTTCTTCTAGTAACTCTTGATATTTTTTTATTGAGTCTGACATATACTTACGTATTATTTTTTCTTAGGGTAGTATTTTCTTTTTTTCTTTGGCTTGTCAATAGGGAACTCTGGTTTGCTTTCCTTTACTTTTTCTACTACTGCCTCAACTTGTACTGGTGTTGGTTCTGGTAGCACTTCTTCTACCTTTTCTTTCTTAGGGGCTTTCTTTGCTACAATTGGACGTAAGTCCTTGTTGTATAGTTCCTGTGCTAGTTCTACTACTTCTTGTGCCTCTTCATTGTTGTAATAGTCTTTAGTCATTTCTGCTAATGACTTCTGTTCTCTTGTTAGGAACGCTCCTATTGCTCCTGCTACGATAACTACTACTACAATTAGAATAATAATTTCAATTCCTGTCATAATGTTTTGTTTTGTCCCCCCCGTCCTTGGGCGGGTGATTAATAAAATTTGCGCGTGACACCTTCGGTGAGGAGGTTTTTACGCCCCCTCCCCTCTCGGTCCTTTCTTATTTGCTCTCTGCTGTCGAAGCTTTTCTGTAATCTGTGATTAATTTCTTAACCTCTCCGATTTGTTTTCTTGCTTGTGCTTGCGATTTTTTAGTTGTACCGTTGTGTGCGGCTACGAAACTTTGATACAATCCATCGATTTGTTCGAATAATTCTTGCTTGTTCATTTTTGTTTATTTTAAATTAACATTACATGAACTGAGAAGGATCGATTCCTGCTCCTTGTTCATCTTTCGGTTTTTTACTTGTGATTACACATTCTGTGATTAACATTGTTCCTGCAACTGATGCTGCATTCTCTAAAGCTAGTCTTGTTACTTTAGTTGGATCAATAATACCTTCCTCTAACATATCAACATACTCTCCTGTTCTTGGATTGAATCCAGTCCATTTAGTATTGTCAGATACATATACTACTCTCTCTTCAATAATCTCTGCTGTTTCTCCTGCATTCAATAAGATTTGTTTGAAAGGCTTCTGAAGTGCTTTGATTATGATATTGAATCCTTTTTCTTGATCTGGATGTTGAGCTACTAAAGGATTCTCTGTTAAGTGGAAAGAAGCATTTAATAAAGCAATTCCTCCTCCAGGTAAAATACCTTCCTGTAAAGCTGCTTTAGTTGCATGAAGAGCATCATCTACTCTATCTTTCTTTTCTTTCATTTCAACTTCTGTATGACCTCCGACATGAATCATAGCTACTCCTCCAATAAGTTTTGCTAATCTGTCTTGTAAGATTTCGATCTCATAAGGTGAAACTGTATTCTCGATTTGCTCTTTTAATTCATCGATTCTTTTTGCAATAGCTTCTTCAGTTCCTTTACCATCTACAATAGTAGTATCGTCTTTTCCTACTGTAACTTTTCTAGATTTACCAAACCACTCTAAGTTGAATTTGTCTAGCTTCATTCCTTTCTCTTCTGATACAACTGTACCTCCTGTTAGAGCTGCAATATCCTCAAGCATAGCTTTCTTTTTGTCTCCGAACTCAGGAGCTTTAACTGCTACTACTCTTAAAATACCTCTCATCTTATTTACAACCAATGTCGATAAAGCCTCTCCATCAATATCATCTGCAATGATAAGTAAGTCTTTATTTTGTTGTGATACTGATTCCAATAATGGAAGTAATTCTTTAATTGCTTGAATTCTCTTATCTGTGATAAGGATTAAAGGATTATTCAATACTGAAGTCATAGTATTGTTGTCTGTAACAAAGTAAGGAGATTTATATCCTCTATTGAATTGCATCCCTTCTACAGTCTCTAAATAAGTCTCTCCTGTTTTAGATTCCTCAATAGTAACTAATCCATCTCTTCCAACTTTATCCA